CGGCTTTAACGCTTTTGGTTGGCCACCAAGGGTATAAAAATCCTAAAGAACGCTTCATTAGGTGCCTTAATCCTATAGGAATCATCGATATGGCACATGAGTATAAAGAAGAAGCCAAGGCTTCTCACGAGAAAAAGCTTAAATTGTACGGCAAGGAAGATGAAGTCGGCAAAAAAGCTAAAAACTGGGCTGGATTTGACGCTCTGAATACTAATGAGCAGCGTGGTCTTAAGCCTATTGATAAGGAGCCAGAGCTTTCCAAAGATACAGCCCCACGCATCATGCGTAAAAAGGGTGGGCGTGTCCACGGAGCAGAATCTTTAAAAAGATTAGATAAGGCTCCTCGCAAAGGTAAACAAATGGGTGGGCCTATGGGGATGCCTTCGATGGCTCCGGCTATGGCAGCTCGTCCTGTCCCCACGCCAATGCAGGCATCTGCAATCGCCAACCGTATGCAACCATCTATTGTAGCACGTAAAAAAGGCGGGAAGGTAGAAGAGCATCCAGACGAGAGAGAAGATCGTGCTCTTGTTAAAAAGATGGTTAAAGAAGATGCTCTGACGGGTAAGTCTCGCGGCGGCATGGCTCGCAAAAAATACGCTGACGGTGGATTGCCGTCTCCAGAAGAGGCTATGCGGTCAGCACAGCGTCTAAAAGAATTGCGTTCAATGCCAACCCCCAACCGCCGCTCCCCTCCTATGGGTTCTGGAGTGCCTTCTGCTGACAGAAATGCATTAGGTAACATGCTTCGCGCTCCAACTTCTGCTGATTATCGCAAGGGAAATCTTGGCGATGGTGAGTATGCAATGAAACGCGGTGGTCGTGCAAAGCGTGCTGACGGCGGCATGTTAGGCATGGGCGAGCACGGTAAATCCAGCAAAAAGGGCGGCGGTAAAACAACCGTTAATATTATTATTGGAGCCCCAAAAGGCAGTGATGCTGGCCAACAGGGTGCATTTCCTCCTCCAATGATGGCTGGATCTCCACCCTCTATGGCACCACCTTCTGCTCCTCCTATGGGTGCTGGACCGCAGCTTCCTCCTAATCTTGCTGGTGGTCCTCCAATGGCACCTCCAATGGGTGGTGCATTACCTGCAATCGCTGCTGGTATGCCGCAAGGTGGCCCTCCGATCCCACGCAAAGACGGCGGGACAGTAAAGGCAGGAATACAAGTGCCTTATAAAAAACCAAAGCATACGTCTGAGGGTTATCTAAAGATGGATTTTGGTGCTGGCACAGGATTTGGCCGTATGCAGAAAGGCGATGCCTACGGAGCGAAGCCGATTAAAAGTAGAGACAATTACTAAAAATAAAGTCCCCAGCAGTGTATCGCTACTGGGGACTTTCACTTCCTTGCAGAAGTAACCAAACCGCTCACCCTGTTTTCTAATAATGAACTGCTTGGCGAGATGAAATTATCTCGACAGGGGAGACGCGTCAACTGAATCTTGACCTACGACTCTATCAATTAATTGAAGAAGAATACGGCCTTTTATTAGAGAAGCTAGCTGCTGAACTAATAAGCGGTCGGGCGACTGACTATGCCGATTATCGGTATCGTGTCGGTCGTATTCACGGCGTTCGAGAAGCTCTCGATCTTGCCAAAGAAGCCAACCGAAACGCAATCGGATTGGAAGATAAACCAGAAAGGTAAAAACAATGCCCGCTGCATTGATGCTCCATGAAGAAGATCCACGCACGGAAATTCTTAACAAAGTCGGTAGTTTAGATGGTGTAGAAGTTTTTGGTTCGGATGTTTTAGTTGCTCTTTACATCAGACCTCAAAAGACAAAGTCGGGGATTATCCTCGCTGATTCAACAAGAGAAGAAGACCGTTGGCAGGGAAAGGCCGGACTTATCTTAAAGTTAGGCCCAACAGCTTATACGGATGATGAAGGAAATAAATTCAGAGATATTTCTGAAGGTGATTGGGTTGTTTTCAGACCTAGTGACGGATGGGCTGTAACTCTCAATTCATCAGCAAATTTAGCTTCAAAAGATGCAGTCGCATGTCGAGTGGTTAATGACATTCATATTCGCATGAGAATATCCACGCCGGATGCAATTTACTAAGGGACGCTCCCAATGGAAGATATTAAAGAAGAAAAGCCGGTAAAGGTAACCTTACCAGAAGATCCTATTGTTGAAGTAGATCTTAATGAAAGCAAGGCTAAGATTGACGAGCCTTCTGCTAAGATAGAAGAAGTTTCTGCCGATAAAAAAACGCAATCTGTAGATGAAAGGGAAAGAGCCCTAAAGGAGCTTAAATCCCAATATGAACATCAGAAACGTATTGCGGAAGCAGAACGGGAAGCACGTAAGCAGGCAGAGTATTATGCCCACCAGCAAGCGCAACAAATTGGCTACGCGCAACACGAGGTTCAAGATTCAAATCTAAAGATTATCTTGAATGCGATTGACGCCACAGAGCAAGCGGCGGCCAATGCAGAGCGTGATTACGCTGATGCTATGGCAGTTAATAATCATGTTGCAGCAGCTCGCGCCCAACGTGCGATTGCACAGGCTGAAAGTCACTTGCTTCAGCTTCAGAACGGAAGACAAAGACTTGAGGAAACATTACAGGATACCACTGAAGGTTCTGTTTATGCTCCGCAGGTTCCTAGTTTTGAACCTCAAATACCTCAAGACCCTGTTGAAATGTATGCTTCGAAACTGGGTCCTAGAAGCGCGTCTTGGCTTCGGTCACACCCTGATGCGGTAAACAAAATACCAAGACTTACACGAGCTCACCAAGATGCAATCGAGGATGGTATTGTCCCAGAATCGGACGATTACTTCCAGTATATTGAATCTCGTCTTGGTCTCACCAGCCGAGAAAACAGTTATGAACATCAACCAGTAGTTGCTCAGTCCTCTCCCTCTAGGAAGGCAATGGCGTCTGCACCCGTTACTTCTAATGCTAGTTATGCCTCCCCGCGAAGCAGCGGCAGCTCCAATACAATGACGCTATCGCCACAGGAAGTTGACGTTGCTCTTCTTATGGAGCCTGAATTGTCCCGAGAAAAGGCAATTGAGACTTACGCACGGAACAAGCAAATATTAATCAAGCAGGGGAAGCTTCTTGGGTGAAATTACTAAATCTGCCGTGCATGGATAGTGATGCTTTTTTATAAGCATTGTGAGCATCATCGGCCGATTTAAATGACCCTAAGTAAACATTCTTATTGTTTATCATAATCTTGGATACCCAACGGTTACTACGTCTATCAAAGTAAACGCCTTTAAAACCAGAGGTGTTATTCTTATGTTTTCGAGTATTCCATTGGTTTTCAGATTTTGAAGCTAATCTAAGATTGGACAAACGGTTATTATTTGGATTGTTATCAATATGATCAATATCATCAATCGGGTAAGATTCATAAGCAAGCAGCCATACAATTCGGTGCGCTATGTAATTTTTCTTATTGATGCGTATTTGGATGCCTTTGTGTTTTGTTTGGTTGCCAGCGGGTTTGTTAGCCCACCTTGTGTTCCAAATTTTAAAAGCTCTAGCATCAGGAAAATGGTCAATTGGTCTTTTTTTCCAAATGAGATACCCAGTTTGAGGGTCATATTTAAGGATAGAAGTAACATAATCAAAGGTAAGATCACTCATACAAAAACTTCCATATCATGCTGAAACTTGGAATGTTTGATCTTACTATGCCTATTCGACCACTTCAAGGAATTAATCCATGATTAATGAAACAAATATAGACCTTCGAACCAAAGAAGGTAGGGCTTTTAAATCCGCTCAAAACGATGGCGACAATGCCTCGTCTTCCAAGCCAGCTATAGCAAAAGAAACATCTGAACAATCTAGAGCTAGAGCAGAAGCAAGAATACGAGCGATCCGAGGCAACCCCGATCTAGCGAACGGAACTGATCGCGATAAATATTGGGCACCACCACCGCCAGATGGATTTGATTATCAATGGAAACTAAAGTCCGTTCTTAACCAAGACGACAATGATCGCATCCGACAAAATGAGTTAAACGGATGGGAAGAGGTTCCACTTAGCCGCCATCCAGAACTTATGCCTAAGGGCTGGAAAGGCGAGACGATAGAAGTCGGCGGACTTGTTCTCATGGAACGCCCAAAGGTGTTTACCGATGAGGCAAGGGCTGCGGAACGTCAGGCTGCTCGTGAGGCTATTATTACTAAGGAAAATCAGATGCGCGACGGTCGATCAAATGACCTTGGCCGCAGAGAAGTCCAAAAGTTTAATAAATCTTACGACCGGATTACCGTCCCTAACGAATAATCAATAAGTAATAAGGGAGGCGTAATGTCCTCCCTTTTTAATCAGTTGACATAACCTATTATAATTCGTATAATTTAACGTGCCAATTATTCTAATTTATTGGCGAAAGCCGTTAGTGCATTTCTGCATTTCGGTAATCTGACATTTTGAATGTCCGCGCTGGATATTCTGGTTAGAAAATCGAGTAAAGTTTGGATGGTATTCCACCAAACGTCGGATAATTCCGAATTTTAGTATCCCGCGCTGGGATGCTTTCCACCATACACTTGTAATTCACCCAACGCGCTGTTGTGGCAAATTACTCTCACTTCGAATAGGAGGAGGGGAAATTGTCGAATAACTTCGCACCCTTCGGATTTAGACCTACTGCGACGAGCAATGGTCCGATGAACTTTCGGGTCTCTACGCGTCGTATTGCGTCTACGAATACAACTGCAATCTTTAAAGGCGATGCTGTCGTTCCAGTAACAGGCCCAGCCACTGGCTATATCACGCAGGCAACTGCGGGTTCTACCGTTGGTGCAGGCATTTTCTGGGGCTGTGAGTATCTCTCAGTAAGCCAAAAGCGCGTAATCTGGAGCCAGTATTGGCCGGGTTCTGACGCCCAGAATGATGTGCAAGCATACATCATCGATGATCCAAACTCACGTTTTCTTGTTCAGACGTCTGGCACAGCGTTCCAGATTTCTGGCACGATTTACAACTTTGGTTCTTCGCCAGTTGGTCAGCTTGCCCAGCTCTCTGTTGGCACGGGTTCAACCCTTACCCAGCAGTCTGGCATGTATCTCAGCTCCGTAGGAACGACTAACACGTTCCCATTCATCATCACGGACATGGTTATTGATCCGCCTGGTGCTAACGGAACTGATCCGACGTCTCAATACAACTACGTAGTTGTCGGCTTTAACAACGAGTGGCTGCGCGGCAACGCTGCGGTTACCGGCATCGCTTAAGGAGTAGGCTCACATGGCAGTCAATTTATCAGCCATTAGGGACCTGCTTCTTCCAGGTCTACGTGGCGTTGAGGGTAAATATCCTCAGATCCCAGCTCAGTGGGACAAAGTGTTCGAGCGTGCAAAGTCAAACATGGCTCTCGAACGCACAGCTGAAATGCGTTACCTCGGTCTTGCAGCAATCAAGACTGAAGGCGGTGCGGTCAGCTTCGACAACAACGCAAGCGAGCGTTACGTCTACAATCAGGAACATTATGAAATCGGCTTGGGCTATGCAATTACCCGTAAGGCGATTGATGACAACCTGTATAAGACACAGTTTGCTCCTACGAACCTCGGCCTTATCGAGTCTTTCGGTCAGACCAAGGAAATCTACGGCGCGAACATCTTCAACACGGCTCAGACGTATAACGCGTCAGTCGGTGGCGACGGTCAGGCACTCTGCTCGTTGAACCATCCTATTGACGGTCAGGTTATTCCTAACACGCCGACAGTCCAAGTCGATCTTAACGAATCTTCGCTGTTGAATGCTATGATCAGCATCCGCACGAACTTCCGCGACATCGCTGGCCTGAAGATGTTTGCTCGTGGCCGCAAGCTGATTGTTCCGCCTGCTCTTGAGCCTGTTGCTATCCGTCTTACAAAGACAGAACTACGCCCTGGCACTGCTGACAACGACGTTAATGCCATCCAGACAACCGCAGGCGGCTTGCCTGAAGGTTATATGGTCATGGACTTCTTGACGTCTCCTTATGCTTGGTTCTTGCTAACCAACATCAAGGGTCTCGTTTATATGGAACGCGTTCCATACGAGATGGACATGCAGGTCGATTTCACGACCGATAATCTTCTCGTGAAGGGCTATGAACGTTATTCTTTCGGGTATTACAACTGGCGTTCAATCTATGGCAGTTTCCCAACGTCATAAAAATCAACAACTTGGCGCTTGGGAAACTGAGCGCCAAATCTCCTAATGGTGTAACTAAAAGATACGAATTATTTGACAGAGGGATATAATTCCTGTATATGAAGGCTGCATTACTACGATGTAGTCAAACATATGAGGAATAAAATGTCTGAGTCAGATCAGGGTGTATCCATAGAAACTGTAAAGGAGTTTCTTTCTTATGACCCTTTAACAGGGGTAATTCGGTGGAAGAGGTCGCCATCCAATAATATTTATGCGGGAGATGTCGCGGGGTGTGTAAAGGCTTTACGCAAAAACGCATCTGGGGAAAACAAATCCTATAGCTACATTCGCATAGAAGGGATGTCGATACCGTCTCAACGCATTGCGTGGGCACTCCACAACGGTGAATGGCCACCAAGTCGAATTACTTTTGTTGACGGTAACTCTCTGAATTTTAAGATCTCAAACTTAAAATTACAGAACTCACTTCCTCAAACTTATGAAGAAGTGAAGAGGCATGAGAAGAACCAATATTACAGGGACCACCGTAAGGCATATAAATTATCGTATAGTGAGAGTGATCTAAAGCGTAAGTATGGGATTGGTCTGTTAGAGTATAGCCAGCTTTTGTTATCTCAGAATGGAAAATGTGCCATTTGTGAAGGAACAGACGGTGGTCATAGGAACGGCGAACCTAAGGCATTAGCGGTAGATCATAATCACAAAACGGGTAAGGTTCGTGGGTTGCTTTGTGAGTCATGCAACCAAGGTATCGGTAAGCTGAAAGACAGCCCAGAAACCTGTCGCAAAGCAGCCGATTACTTAGAGAAACACGGCAGGAGCCTCTGATACAAGTCCCTGTCTTCATATCTAGGATAGCCAGCCTTGCAGACCGACCTAGCGGACTCTGCACAGACTACAAGGCGAACTCGTGCAGGAAATAGTAGACAAAACATAGGTGTGTGTTAGAATGTGGGATGGACAACAATAGAGGATTCTAGTTCATGCCATACGCAGAAGATTTTTGTGGTGTTTATAAGATCATAAATACCCAATCAAATCTTTGTTATGTTGGGCAATCTCAGCGTGTTAAAAAACGGATTGCAGACCATTTCAAACTTTTGCGTATGAACAAACACGGAAACCAAAGGTTACAGAACGCATTCAACAAATACGGCGAAGAAAACTTCAAGTGGAATCTTGAAGTAATTTGCGAAGATCTTGAGGATATGGATGCTATAGAAAACGCTTTTATTTCCGGCGAAGCCGTATTTGTAGAGCCAGTTTTTTATAACATTGCACCTTTTTCGAAATCTCCGATGAGAGGGAAGTCCCACTCAGAAGAAGTGCGTAAAAGGATTAGTGAGGGAAGATCTAAAACTAAATTTGACTACGCTTCTACGGAACACAGAAAGAAACTTAAAGACATTACGTTAGCAAGGGTTTTTTCTGACCAAAAATACGTAGAAAAAGTTAAGTTTATTCTTGAACACCCAGAAATGACTTACGCAGCGCGCGCTAAGGAAGTTGGGTCAGATACAAGCACAGTTCGCAAAATCGCTTTAAAGTATGCACACCTGAAAGGAACAATATAATGGGCGCTACAAATTTCACCGGCCCTATATATGCCGGTAATGTTTTAAATACAACAGGAACAACACCAGGGACGATTGACAACACGGGAAGCGTTCTGCTTTCTCAGTCTTCTCCAATCACTCAGTCGGCAACTGGCACTGCAACGTTAATTTGTATTCCAGCTGGCAGCACGATTGTAGATGTTTATGTTGGGGTAACGACTGTTTTCAGTGGGGTAGCGGCAACGTTTACCATTGGCACCACATCGTCTAGCTCAAACGAGCTCGGTGGAGGCACGGGAGCGTCTCTAGGCGTTTCGGCAGTTTTGCCAACGACACAAGCGCAAACTAACCTCTGGTTCAATGTTGGAACCACAGATGTTATCATTTATGTTAAGTCTACAAATGCTGGCAGCGGTGTTGGTTATTTGAACGTGCAGTATGTACAAGGTCCCAACGGTTAACGCGATAAAGGATTAAGATCATGAAGGGTAAGAAATACAAAGACGAGATGGATCGTCACTGCCGCGCTGATGGTGGTTCTGTTGAAGAAGGCGTTGAAGTTTCCGAGGAAGGTCCACGGGACGTATACGCTGGTGGTGATTCGCCAACCGTAAAGGCTGCGCGTAACACAAAGAGCCAGTTTAAAAAGGGCGGTAAGGTTTCTGCTTTTAAGCGTGGTGAAATGTCGGAAGGCATGAAGGAACACGACGAAAAGAAGAAAATGAAAAAGCATGGCGGCATGGCTGAAGGCGAAAAAGGCCATCACCGCGCTGACCGCGCTCCACGCAAGGCTGGCGGTCGCGTAGGCCGTGACATGGGTGGACCTATTTCTACGGCTGGTAAAGTTGATGTTCGCCCTAACTTCAAGGGCAACACAACGATTGCCGATTAATATAGTCTGGCCCGCTTCGGCGGGCCTTTCTCTCTACAGGGGATAATCATGTCCGATAACTGGATAGCAGGCGCTATTAAGCATAAGGGTGCCCTCCATAAAGAATTGGGCGTCCCTGAAGGAAAAAAAATACCGGCCAAGAAGCTGGAAAAGGCTACGCATAGCGATAATCCCACGCTAGCAAAACGCGCCAATCTTGCAGAAACGCTACGCAAGCTCCACAAGCGTCACGGTGGTGAAATCTAAGGAATATTGATATGAGGCCAATAACGGTAACGGCTGGACCATTCCCTGCTCCGGTCGCCAATGGCATTGCTCAAGCTCAGACGCCAGCATCTGCGGGTAATCTTATTCTGAATGGGAGCTATGTAAGCGGTGGTATAGCCACCTTGGGGCCTTATCAGCGGCGTGTTATTATAACGTCTACTGCAAACGACAGCGTTAATACATTTACAATAAACGGGCTTAGCCAAAGTGGTTCTGTTTTAACGGAAACTCTTGTAGGCCCTAATACCGCATCCGTTCAGAGTAATTTAAGCTACAAGACGGTGTCATCAATTACGATTAGCGGAGCTAGTGTTGGGACTATTACCGCAGGGACAAACACGGTAGGCTCTTCAACATTTGTCGCGTTTGATGCTTATGCATTCCCCCAAGTTTCAATTCAAGCCAACCCTAATGGTGTGACGGCTACGATTGAGCAAACGCTTGACGATCCAAATAGCCAGACCAACCCTGTTGCTACAGCTAATATGGTTTGGTTACCCCACCCAGATCCGGCTCTTAATACATTTTCCACGGCTGTGCAGGGCAATTACGGTTATGCCCCTGTGTATGCTCGCGTGACGGTCACGGCTGGCACTGGAACAGTAACAGCGACATTCATCCAAGCGGCTGCGGTACCGAAGTAATGGCAGACGAACCCCTTACCTCTGGACTTATTACAGGAAATTCAGGGCTGTGGGGTGGCGCGCCGGGGCTTTCTAATAACTTTGGTTTGTGGACGCCTCCTAACGGCCTTTTGGCGAACTCTGGCACGCAAGAGACATTCTTGCTGACAACTGAATCTCTCAATCAGATTACGACTGAGAGTTCTCAAGACATTACGACAGGATAAACCACATGGCATCGGTTGCAATATCGGGTCTCCCATCGACATCTACAGTTGATCCGACAAATGCCGCGATCCCTGTAACAAACAGCGGAACAACATATAAGGCAACCCCAACTGTTATTATTGGTTCTGCGTTAGGTTCTCCGCCTCCTATTGGAAATACGACACCTAATACGGGTTCGTTCTCCACTATGACGATCAGTGGAGCCTTTTCCTTGACTGGCGGTCAGGTAATACCGGTAGCTAATGGCGGAACTGGTTCTGGAACAGCTAGTGGGGCTAGAACTAATCTAGGCTTAGGCACAATATCCACTCAGTCTGCATCTTCTGTAGATATTACGGGCGGCTCTATTGATAATACGACCATTGGCGGGAACACTGCTGCTAATGCCACTTTTAATGTAGTAAATGTTAATTCTTATCTAACACTTCCGGTTATTCAGCCGATTAATACATCAGGCGTATCATTTGAAGATACAAGCAATAACGTATTGGCTGTATACGGGGCGAGTAATTCTACAAATGTTTCTATAACGCCACCTAACGGTGTTGTTACTTTAAACCCAACCGGAACTGGCAGTGTTGTAATTAATTCTGGTGGGCCGACAAGCACAATTGATAACGTAACTATTGGCGGAACAACGCCGAGAGCCGGAACATTTGTTAATCTCCAAGCAAACAACTCAGTATATGCTGCAACTGTTCGTCCCTTAAGTGCTTCAGGAGCCTTGTCTCTTTATAATTCAGCAGGCACCGCTCAATTATCTATTCCTGTTAATGGCGGTGTCAGCATGACTGGCAATCGCCCTGTAAATATTTCTCCCGCTGGATCGGTAGGTTCTTTAACCATTAATCCCGCTGGCGGAGGAAATATTGACAATGTCGTTATCGGAGAGACAACGCCGGTAGCCGGAACTTTTGATACTTTAAATGCAAACAATACTGTTACGCTTAGCCCAGAGAACGCGGTAGTTTATATAGCCCCGTATGGAACAAGCGGAGGAGTTATCATTGACCCGTCTAACGGCGGAACAATGGATAATGTTCTTATTGGCGGCACAACCCCCACTGGGGCAACATTTACATCCGTTTCCACGACGTCTCTGGCAGCGACAAGCGGAACTGTAACTAATGCACCAGTAAATACAAATGATATTGTAAACAAGGCGTATGTTGACAGCGTGGCGGTTGGCTTGCAGCCAAAGGCACCTGTTCAGGCTCTTGCGGCGTCAAATATTACATTGTCTGGATTGCAAACAATTGACGGATACACCACTGTTGCGGGTGACCGTATTATCGTTACCGGTCAGACACAATCTTACAACAACGGCATTTATGCGGCTAGCACGACTGCTTGGACACGAACGTCTGATGCTAATACTTGGAATCTTTTAATTGCAGCATTTGCTCAGGTTCTAAACGGAACCTTATATAAGGGAACTGGGTGGGTTAGTAATGCGGAGGCAGGCGGCACTCTAGGAGTTACGGGATTAAATTTCTTTCCGTTTACGGCTACGCAGTTTTACACTGCCGGCACGGGGTTAAACCTAAACGGTAACCAATTTAATATCTCAAACACTGGGGTAATCGCGGGTGGATACGGCAGCTCTTCCACTGTCCCCTATATAACACTGAATGCTCAAGGCCAAGTTACTGCGGCTAGTTCCCAAACAATAAATATAACATTGTCTCAGGTCAGTGGCGCTGGCACGATTGCCTCTCAAAACGCATCATCCGTTGCGGTTACTGGAGGGTATATTGACGGCACGGAAATTGGGGCGACGACAGCATCTTCAGGAAAATTTACTACCTTAACTGCTAACACTTCTGTTTCGTTTGGAAATGGGTCTTCTTCAATTGTATGGAATGGCGTTGCAAGCGTATTAACGGGTGCAAGTAATTTCACTGGATTGACTGGAGGTAATCTCGTTTATTTTACGGGAGACAACACCGTCAACTCGCATCCGCAGCTTACAATTGGCGCTAACGACGTAGCTGGTGTTATTACCCTTAATACAAGCTCCATTTCTGGAGCCGCTACTGCCGACCTTCTTTTTAGTATGGGTGGCGTGTATAAGTGGGCGATGGGACAAGAGGGTGACTTTTTTGGCCCGACTTCTTCACCATCTCAAACAACAGGTTTTATTTATATTCCGGCTGCTGCTGGCGTTCCAACCGGAACACCGACTGGAGCTAACGGAAACGTCCCCCTGTATTACGACACTACAGACGGTGCCCTTTATGCATACAATGGGGCGTGGCAAAGTATTAACTTTCAGCCTAATCAGCTAGAGGCTCGCGCTGCTCCAATGACAATCGCCAATACGACAGACACGGCGGTGTTGTGGACGACCGTAGATGTGAATGGCACAAAGCTGACATATGCGTCAGGTAAATGGACGAATAGCAGTTCACGCGCATTGACAGTTATTATCTCGACGACTATCGCGTGGGATAATGTGTCTGGAGGAGCCAGAGCTGTTTATATCACACGTAACGGTGACTCTACGACGGGAACGAACCGCATGGCAGAGTTTGACGTTGACGCTGGAACGACTGATTTTGATGTTCAGAATGTTAACACAACTATTGCTCTTCAACCGAATGATTATTTCCAAGTTTGGGTCTGGCAAAACTCAGGCTCCAATGTGGGAATAGGAAACGCAAGCGGCGGCATGAACTCAGGTTACTCGGTTAGATTGCAAGCAACAGTATTGTAAGGTAAAACGTATGTCATTAAGCGGCACATTTACCTTTGACCCATCTTTGGGAAATATTGTTATAGGTGCCTTTTCGCGGTGTGGCCTGCGACGGACACAGCTAACATCGCAGCATATGCAGGATGCATATTTTGAAGCTAATATGGTCCAGTCTGAGTTCCAAGGAGATGGTATTCAGACTTGGCAGGTTACATTAGAGACGCAAGATATTGTCGCCGGTCAAGGTGTTTACAATGTAAACCCAACGACTGTGTTTATGCTTGATGTTTATATTAGACAACAGGGTTCAGTTCCGTTTGTTATATGGGATAACACTAACGGATATACGAGCCAGTGGTTGAATCAAAATAATGCAATTGATTATTGGAGTGGCGTAACTTCCTCTCAACAGCAAACAGCAACTGACCGTATTATTCTCCCGATGAGCCGGACGGATTACGCGTCTATTGCCAATAAGTATCAGGAAGGATTCCCCACAACATTTTGGTGGGATCGTTTAACACCGTCACAGCTTTACCTTTGGCCTATTCCACCTTCTGATATTCCTAATGGGCTGCAATACTATGTCCAAATGCGTCCAGATGATGCACAGTTATCAAATGGGACAAATGTTGACATACCTTACGAGGTTTACGATTACTTTACGTGGAACCTTGCTGAGCGTTTAGCTTTTATTTATGCTCAAGATAAACTTGCAGCGATAGCCCAAAGAAAACAGCAGGCTTATGTTAAATACATGGCAGCCACGACAGAAAACGTTCCAATAACTATAAATACTAATATGATTGGATATTATCGGTGAAGTATAAGCGTCTTTCTTTGATTGAAAGATTAAGGAAATTCACGTATAAATTATGGCATTGGTCAGGTAAGATTGACTGCGATTTTGCGAGGACAGCATAATGGGATATGCTTCGCAGTCTGGTCACGCAAAGACTAGTGCTACTTCACCGCGCGCTTTTGCCGTCTGTGACAGGTGTGCACGTTGGTGGAACCATCAAGACCTTAAGTGGCAGTATGATTACCGAGGAAGGTCACTGCAAAACATACGCATCCTCGTATGCGAGACTTGCTACGACACTCCGCAGCCGCAGTTAAAACCTAGAATTATACCGCCAGACCCCCTTCCGATTAAAAACGCCAGAACCGAATTATTCGAACAATACGAAACGAATAATCGTATTACATCGGGACAGGATACGGTAGATTTCTTTACCGGTATCCCTATCTCACAGGGTAATAACCGTATTACTCAGGACTACAATAACCGCGTCACGCAAATGACTGGCGCGGCTTCAGGAAATAAAAATCTGTTCCCTGGCGTTAGATTTATGGTGCCTGGGGATGGTATTGATAATGTCCCCTACGGGTCATCCGGCGTGCCCAATACAGGATTAATTGTAGAAGAGACGACATATTCAGTTTGGACGAGTTCTCTAGTTAATCCAATGTATTTTGTTAATGACGCTGGATTTGAGATGTATTGGGGAAACCCGCCAGAGACTTAACGTTGTATCTTGCACACGTTTTTTATTATAATATCAGCGTAATGCTGCCGACTTAAAGGGTAAATCTGATGGCTAATTCGCCTTATGAAGTTCCGTATACGTTTGCCACTGTTCCAAATGGCCAGACCATACCTCTTTCCCAATTGGATGCAAACTTTGCGTATATTGAAAATCAGATTGAACAGGGCGGTGGTGGAACAACGGGTCCAACAGGCCCGTCTGGAGCCACAGGACCGACAGGAGCAGCTTCGACAGTAGCGGGTCCAACCGGCCCAACCGGAGCGAACGGAACATCCGTAACTGGACCGACGGGTCCAACGGGTGCAGCGTCAACCGTCTCCGGTCCTACAGGCCCCACAGGTGTTGGCCCTACAGGTGCAACAGGACCTACCGGAGCGGCAGGTCCTACAGGCCCATCAAGTGTCCCAACGGGCCCAACGGGTGCGGCATCTAATGTCACAGGGCCAACAGGTCCAACAGGTTTTGGACCCACTGGCGCTACTGGTGCAACAGGCCCTACTGGTGCTGGAGGCCCTACAGGCCCAGCCAGTGGACCGACGGGTCCCACAGGTGCCGCTTCTTCTATTACCGGACCTACCGGAGCAACTGGCGCGACAGGGCCAACTGGTTTAGCCGGACCGACAGGTCCTGCGAGCGGCCCAACGGGAGCATCTGGCCCTACCGGACCAACCGGCCCAACTTCCACAGTCGCTGGCCCCACTGGTCCAACAGGCCCTGCGGGTAGTGGTGGTAGCGGCACTGTTACCAGCGTTCAGGCTTCGGGTGGCTCTACAGGATTAACTTTTAGTGGTGGCCCTGTAACATCAACTGGAACATTAACTCTTGGCGGGACGTTGTTACCTGCTGCTGGTGGAACAGGCAGTAGTGGTGTTCCTAGCAACGGTCAGTTACTGATAGGAAACTCATCTGGAACGTATACTCCTGCAACATTGACGGCTGGTGCTAATATATCAATTTCCAATGGCAATGGTTCGATTACCATTGCAGCGTCTGGCGGAAGTAGTGGCGTTACGACATTTAGTGCAGGCACAACTGGTTTAACGCCTAATACACCTCAATCTGGTTCTGTTACGTTGGGTGGTTTTTTAAGTATTGCCAACGGTGGAACGGGTCAACAATCAGCGCAAGCTGCTCTTAATGCTCTTCTTCCCACTCAGTCTAGCGGAACTAATAATCAGGTTTTAACATCTAACGGAACGAACGCCGTTTGGGTTACGCCGACTTCTGGAGGGGCTGTTACCAGCGTTAATGGTGCTTCTAATGTTTCTGGCTTAACTCTTACTGGTGGTCCTATTACGTCAACAGGAACATTAACATTAAATGGAACATTACTCGCAGCTAACGGCGGCACTGGGTTATCATCTGTAGGCAGCAGTGGTCAGGTATTAGGATCTACCGGTTCATCTTATACTTGGCTTACTGTTCCTCAGTTAAGTGGAACGAATAGCTGGACAAACACAAACACGTTTTCTGGCACATTTAGTGTTACAACACCTAGCGGTTTTGCGTCGTTTACTCCGACAATACAGGCAAACAACGGTCTTATATCAACTAACGGGTATTTATTTATTAATGGTAGCACACCTACCTTAAATTTTCAGAACGCTGGGGGGACTGCATCCTACGGGCAAGTGTTATCAGGCCCAACGCAAACTTCCCTTGTTTTCGGCTCAAATGCTTTCTCAATTCAAAGTGGGGGGTCGTTTATTAGTACTAATCTTACAGTATCTAATGGAGAAATTGTTATTAACGCATCTGGGGGCGGTGGGTTATTGGCTTTCGGGCCAGGGGGCGCAACTGCTTCTGTCTATACCGCTCCTGGCGGTCTTATACAATTGGGTGTTCTATCCGGTAATATAACGCAATGCACGGCGGCTGCTAATTCTGGGACAACATCGACAGGTCCTTACAATAACGTATCGGATGCTCGAATAAAAGAGAATGTTACAGAGTTAACGAGTGCATTAAGTCTTATTTCTCAATTAAAGGGGGTTTATTTCAATTATATTGATAGCCCAAGCCTTGGACGACAGATTGGTCTTATTGCTCAAGATGTTATTAATGTTGTCCCAGAAGTTGTAACAAAAACAGAAATTCCTCTCCCAGCAAGTTATAATGAGACGGATACACAATATGCTGTTGCATATGCGTCACTTGTTCCCGTTCTGATCAATGCAATCAAAGAACTGGAAGAACGCGTAGCATCTTTAGAAGCTAAATCAAACTCATAGTAACGGATAACGCTCTTGTCGAACGTCCAAATCCCTCAGCTAACTCCTGCGATTGCCCTTAATGGGATGGAAGAGTTGGAGGCTGTTCAAAATGGCACATCCGTTCGGGTTACGTCAGGTCAGATAGCCGCTTTTGGTCAAGGATTAGGGCCTGTGGGGCCTACTGGTCCAATTGGCATTACTGGTCCCACTGGACCAACAGGTGCTACAGGACCAACAGGAAATACAGGTGCGGGAACTTATACTGAAAGTCCAGACCCTCCTATATACACTCCTATAATTAACGGAGACCGGTGGCTCAATACGACTACAGGTGTTGAGTATACGTGGATTAGTGATTCAAATGGGTCTCAGTGGGTAGCACTCGGAGAGATTTCCGCAAATGGTCCAACTGGCCCAACTGGATCTACTGGCCCATCTGGTGTGAGTGTGACAGGGCCAACTGGACCGACAGGGTCAGAAGGCCCCACTGGGCCTGCTGGTGGCCCTACAGGGCCGACTGGTGCAGCATCAAATGTTACTGGACCCACAGGGCCTACAGGTACAACAGGGTCTACTGGCCCATCGGTTACTGGCCCAACTGGTCCAACTGGTGCCGGTGGGCCAACAGGTCCTGCGAGTGGGCCTACAGGTCCCACGGGACCAACAGGGGCGGCATCAACAATTGCAGGTCCTACAGGCCCAACTGGATTATCTATTACAGGCCCAACTGGAGCTTCTGTAACAGGTCCAACAGGCGTCACGGGGGCAATCGGCCCTACGGGTCCAACTGGCTCCGCTTCCACAGTCGCTGGCCCTACTGGACCAACAGGTGGCACTGGACCAACCGGTTCATCAATTACAGGACCAACCGGACCTTCGGTCACAGGTGCTACTGGCCCTACGGGATCGGCAGGCCCGAATACAATTACAAATGCTTCAACTGTTTATTCTGGTGGAACATCGACGGGATTAATTTATAACAACGCTGGCGTTGTTGGGACATCTTCTGGTGCTCTCTTAATAAATTCCGGTGCGTCATTATCGGTTGCTGGAACTGCATCGTCCCCCGCTTTCATATCTGCCAATATCATAGAAACGTCTAATGTTAGCGCGACTGCTGCTACGGGCACAATTAATTTCTATATTAATACGGGCAGTGTTTTATATTATACAACCGCTGCTAGTGGAAATTGGACTGTTAATATAGCGTTTAGTTCTACTACTTCATTAAATACAGCCTTAGCTGTAGGGCAGTCTGTGGCGATTGCGTTTCTAGTTACCCAAGGAGCAACTCCTTATTATAATTCTGCGGTCACTGTGGACGGTGTTTCTGTTACACCAAATTGGCAGGGAGGTTCTGCCCCTACGGCTGGAAATGCAAGCGGGATAGATGTCTATACGTATAATGTTATAAAGACAGCATCCGCAACATATACAGTCCTAGCATCTCTAACGCAGTTTTGACATGCCTACGATAATCACTCGAGGAGGGGCATCATCAAAGTCTTTCGGTTTTACCGGAAGAAACGGCATATCCATGTGGGTAGCTGTCGGTGGCGCTAATACGACTGTAGGACAGCCCAAACTTTGGTATTCAAAAGACCCAACAGCAAATACTTGGACGGCGGTTACGACACCATTCACGGCGGCAAATATTGTTAGGCTTTATGATGTCGCGTATAGCCCAAAATTAAAACTTTTTTGTGCTGTTGGACAAGATAATACAGTCTCCCCTGGGCAGGTGACTATACCATTTACGTCTCCTGATGGAATAAATTGGACACAACAGTCAGCGGGAATATTTATTTATTCAGCCCCTCAAGTGTGTATAAAGTGGCTACCAATAAACCAAGTTTTTATGATGTGCGGTTACGGTGGCACTAGCACACAAGGTGCCGAATCCCACTATTCCTCTGATGGAATAAATTGGACTTCATGGAGCTTAGCAGGAAGCACGACACCTTATGCAGCGTCCTGTGTTGCAGAAGCACCTAATGGAACAATTGTGTTTTCTTGCTATCAGGGAACATTTGCTAATGGTATAGCTACTCCTAACGGAACGGGAGCCTTAACTATATCATCCCCGTCATTGTCAGGAAATCTTACGTTTTCCACTATACCAAGCGTCTCTACAACTACAATAAATGCTAGTGCTATTTATTACTCCCCAACTTTTAATGAATTTATCATTAATACCAACACAGCATCGTCATGGAGTATTTTTTCAAGCGCGGACGGGACAAGTTTTTCACAAATTTATAATTTACCGGTTGCGCTAACGGCTACATGGGCTCTTTACGCGAACAATTTAGATGTTTGTTACGCTCAACAGACAGCACCTTCTTATA